AGAAGCGCCTGAAAAACCTGTTGCAAGAATACCCTGTGTACACCGAGTTTCTGGAAAACGTAAAGGGTATAGGCCCTGCTATGGCCGGAGTGATTATCAGCGAGATTGATATTCATAAAGCCAAGTATCCGTCTTCTATATGGGCATACGCGGGGTTGGATGTCGGGCAGGATGGTAAGGGACGTAGCCGCAAAAAAGAACATCTGGTGGAGTCTACTTACACCGATAGCGACGGCGAGACGCAAACTAAAATGGGTATATCGTTTAATCCGTGGCTCAAGACTAAATTAATAGGGGTTTTGGGTAGTAGTTTTCTACGCGTCGGGGAAAACAAGTATTCTAAAATTTACTACGACTACAAAAACCGACTTGATAATTCCCCCACCCATGCGGAAAAAACCAAGAAACACAGACACAATATGGCTATACGTTATATGGTCAAGTTGTTCTTGGTAGACTTGTATGTTGCGTGGAGGACTGTAGAAGGTTTGGAAGTACATAAACCGTACCACGAAGCGAAGTTGGGCATCGTGCATACTGCGTAACGAGTCAAAGGCAACGAGTCACTGAGCAAAAGAAAACCACAGACCATGAACGAGTCATCGAGGTCAAGAAAACCAAGCGAACTAAACGAGTCAAGGCTAGGGAGAAAACCAGAAATCGGAAACGAGTCATACAAAGGAAGAAAACCAAAGTAACGAAACGAGTCACGGAGAGAGAGAGAAAACCACAGACGACGAACGAGTCATTACTAAAGAGAAAACCAGTAAAATTGAACGAGTCATGGAGAGAGAGAAAACCACAGACCATGAACGAGTCAAAGTTCGAAAGAAAACCATGAAAACTGAACGAGTCAAAGCTCGAAAGAAAACCATGAAAACTGAACGAGTCAACCGTGGGAAGAAAACCATATATCCTAAACGAGTTAAGCACAATAAGAAAACCATTGGAAATTAACGAGTCACGCAAAGAAAGAAAACCAAAATATCGAAACGAGTCAAGTATTTTAAGAAAACCATAGATATTGAACGAGTCAGGCAGAATAAGAAAACCAATTAACAACAACGAGTCATAAATCATAAGAAAACCATCATCGATTAACGAGTCAATAAATACAAGAAAACCAATAAAAATTAACGAGTCAAAAGCAATTAGAAAACCAACAAGAAATAACGAGCCGACAAATACTATAAACCCATAGTGATGCAGCGAATTACTAACTAACGAGAAATTAAACTTACAACTGGTGCGGCAAAATAAATGGAAATACTGGAAAACAAAGCTTTGCTTTTGCGCGTTCGTAATCCGGACAAAATAACACAAAGCATTAAAAAAAGTTTTGTTGTTGAGCAGAAAGACGACATCACCGAAATAGCGGTGCACTGGGGTTTAAAAGAAACGCAAGAACTAGCCAAATTAAACTTTAAGAATATACCATCACCTATTTTTAAAGATTATATTTGGACTGGAAAGCTGTTACCTTTTGAACACCAGAAAACCACCGCTAGTTTTTTAACGCTGCACAAACGAGCTTTTTGTTTTAACGAGCAAGGTACGGGGAAGACAGCCAGCGTTATATGGGCGGCGGATTATTTGATGAAATTGGGGATACTAAAAAGAGTATTGGTTATATGTCCGTTGTCCATTATGAAACCCGCATGGCAACAAGATTTGTTCAAATTTGCCATGCACAGAAGCTGTGGGATAGCCCATGGAACGGCGAGTACCCGTAAAAAAGTAATAGCTGCAAACACAGATTTTGTAATAATAAATTTTGATGGCGTAGGAGTCGTAGCAGACGAAATAAAAAATGGTGGGTTTGATTTGATTGTTGTTGACGAAGCGACGGCTTATAAATCGGCCCAGACTACAAGATGGAAGATACTCAGCAAGATTGTTGCCAATGTAGAATGGTTGTGGATGTTGACAGGCACACCAGCGGCTCAGTCCCCCATAGATGCGTTTGGCATAGCCAGACTTATAAACCCGGATAACACCCCTAGATTTTTTAATCAGTTCAGGGACCGGGTTATGTATAAGTTGTCGGCGTTTAAATGGATGCCAAAACCGGGTGCTAAAGAATACGTACACTCTATACTGCAGCCCGCAATACGATTTGAAAAAAAGGATTGTCTGGATTTACCTGATATTATTTACATGGACCGTGATGTGGGCATGACCCCGCAACAGAAAAAATACTATGAAGAGCTGAAAACAGAGTTGTTTTTGGAAGCCGCTGGGGAAGAAGTATCCGCCATAAATGCAGCCGTTAAGCTAAGTAAATTGCTCCAGATTGCTTGTGGCTCTGTGTATACCGATACGGGGGAAGTTATAGACTTTGATGCCTCAAATAGAATGGACGCAGTTGTAGAAGTGGTAGAGGAAGCGTCTCATAAAGTTCTGGTGTTCGTCCCTTTTACGCATACTATAGAGCTACTTTCCAAACGCATGGAAAAAGAAGGAATACCTTACGGGGTAATCGATGGCAGCGTGTCGGTTAATAAACGCTCTGAAATAGTTAAAAAATTTCAAGAGCAAGAAATCCCCAAAGTATTAATCATACAACCACAAACAGCTTCTCATGGACTCACGTTGACGGCAGCAGATACTATTATTTGGTATGCCCCAATAACAAGTGTAGAAACATATTTGCAAGCAAATGCGCGTATAGACCGCCCCGGACAAAAAAATAGTATGACCGTGGTGCATATAAAAGGAAGTGAGGTAGAGTCGCGGTTATACACAATGTTGCGAAATAACATCAACACTCACAATTCGTTGATTGATTTGTACAAAAAAATAATTACAGAACCGGATAAATAGTATTTGATTCTATCCAAATATAAAGTACAATAGCTACCCCGACAAAAGGAGGAACTATGAGTGACACCTCGTTAAACGCAGAAGCGTTGGCTTCTGTGTATATTAAAATACGAACCAACATAGAGGCTCTTAAAGAGCGTCATAAATCTGAACTGGAAGAACTGGAATCCCAATTTAAACTCGTAAGCGATGCGCTACTGGATTTATGCAACGCGCAAAATGCAAATACAATAAAAACTCCTGCGGGCACCATATCAAGGCTTGTAACGTCTAGGTACTGGACTAACGATTGGGATAGCATGTATCAGTTTGTAATGGATAATGAAGCCCCGTTCTTGCTGGAGAAAAGAATTAATAACGGTAACATGAAGGATTATCTGGAAGCTTTTCCGGATAAATTGCCAGTAGGATTGCAAGCAGACAGGAAGTTTTCTATTCAAGTTCGTAAACCAAACAAAAAGTGAGGATATTATGAGTAATATAGCTATTTTTAAAAACCAGAACGCAGTAACCACCACGGGTAAGCGTGAGCTGAGTGATTTGGCCAAGTCTTTGGCGAGTTCTTTGACTACCAGACGTATCCAGACCAGCATCAATGGCACGTTCAAGCGCGTTGTAAACGGTGAACAGATTGGTAATGCCGTGCGGGGGGAAATCAATGTAATCATAGTCAGCGCGTTGCCGAAAGTGTCCCGTGTGTTTTATGCTGAAAAATACGACCCGGATGGTGAAGCGACCTTACCAAACTGCTGGTCCAATCTTGGGGACAAACCTGAATCGGCAGCTGCAGACCCCCAGAGTACCAGTTGCGCTACGTGCCCTCAAAACATAAAAGGCTCAGGCGGTGGAGACCGTAGAGCATGTCGTTACCAGCGTAGAATTTCTGTGCTGGTGGAAGGTGATGATAGTGGCGACGTATATCAGTTTAACGTACCCTCAAAGTCTTTGTTTGGTAAAGGCACCGGCAACGTGCATCCGTTTGAGAGCTACATAAAGTTCCTGATTGCCAATGGGGAATCCCCGGACAACGTAGTAACCAATGTAAGCTACGACGCAAACGCAGAAGGCATGGAGCTGTTGTTTACTCCGGTGCGTAATGTAACGGACGAAGAATACGAAATGATAAAGAGCGCCCAAGCCCGTCCGGAAACCAAAGCCTACACAACGATTACGGTTGCACAGGCAGATAAGGTAACCAAGCAGCCTGAAAAAGTCGCAGCGAAGCCCGCCGCCCCCGTTGTTTCTCGTAGTGAAGAACCGGAGGAAGTAGAAGAGCCTACTCCTGCCCCTACAAAACGGGAAAAGACCAAAGCTAAACAGGAAGCTTCTAGTGAGGCGAAGCCCGCTTTAGCCGACGTACTTAGCGCATGGGGTGATGAAGACTAATGACTATCGGGTATTCTTTACAGCTATACCGCTGTAACAGGGAGGCTCCTCAGCATAAGCTTGGTGTAAGGCTTGGAAAGCTGTGTATAGAAAAAAACATCTCTGTGGACTACGTTTCAGATAAGCTCAATGTTTCCAGACAGACTATCTATAACTGGTTCATGGGGTTGTCGGAACCTCAAAGGCGGCATTTGACAAACATAGAGAGGTTTCTAGCCTCTCTTAATAAATAACCCTTATTAAAGGAGCCTATGTTGGGGGAGGCAACTCCCCCTTCGTTTCTTATGGATAACTTTGACCTTTTAACCGCCATTCAACCATCTGAAGGATGGTACGCAGTAATTGGCATACGGGGGGGAAGTGTCAAGCAGGAGTTTGCAGAAAACAAAGAACAAGTACAATCCATAGTAGAAAAGTTTATCTCGAACAACCGAGACGTATATTTCGGTGTAGCCAAGTACAAGACAGACAAGAACCGCACTAAGGACAATGTTCTTGGGCTGAAATCTTTTTGGATAGACATAGACTGTGGAGAGGATAAAGCTTCTGTAGATGAAGAGACGGGTAGACCAAAAGGCTATGTGTCTCAAGCAGACGGAGTAGAAGCTTTAAAGCAGTTCTGCAAGGTAACCAAGCTCCCTAGACCTATTATCGTTAATTCAGGGCGCGGTATACACGCCTACTGGCCGATTACGACTACTATACCGCGTGAACAGTGGGAACCTGTAGCCAAAAAGTTACGGGACCTTTGTATAGCGAATAATTTTTACATAGACCCAAGTGTGTTCGAAGTAGCACGCATACTGCGTATACCCGGCACCTACAATTTCAAAGACAACCCGCCAAAACTGGTGGAAGTGCTGAGTGTAGCCCCCGCTACAGATTTTTATACTTTTTGTGGTTTACTTGGGGTAGCCACTGAAACTGAAAAGCCAAAGCCAAAACGGGAATTGACTGAACTGGCCAAGTCCATGATACAGAATATGACTTCTGTATTTAGCAAAATTATGGTCAGAAGTGCAAAAGGGAACGGGTGCGCCCAACTTATAGATTGCTTTACAAACCAGCATAACTTGTCGGAACCAAGATGGTTTAATGCCCTCTCCATAGCCAAGTTTTGTGAGGATGCAGACAAGGCTATACATAAGATGTCTGAACGGCATCCTGATTACGCCCACGCTAAAACTGAGCAAAAAATAAAGCACATAGTAGGTCCGCACACGTGCTCTCAATTTGAAATGAACAACCCGGGTGGGTGTGATGGGTGCCCATTTAAGGGGAAAATAACCAGTCCTATTCAGCTTGGCAAAGACATTAAGCAAGCAGAGGGGGAAGACAACAACGTACAGGATGAAATAGACCCAAGCATTGTATACACGATACCTACATATCCTAAGCCGTTTTTTAGAGGCAAGTATGGTGGTATTTATTACATGCCAGAGGAAGAAGAGGCAGAACCTGTATTCGTATATGAAAATGATTTGTATGTCGTTAAAAGAATGAAGGACCCGGTATTAGGAGACGTAGTTGTTATGCGTGTCCATATGCCACAAGACGGAGTTAAAGAATTTACGGTACCCAACACCTGCATAGCAGAAACAAAAGAACTTAAAAAGCTGTTATCCAGCCACGGGGTTTTATGTGGCAAGCAAGCTTTTGACTTGTTGGGGTTGTTTATAATGTTCTCAATAAAGGGCTTACAGAAAGAAAAGAGGGCGGAGCAAATGAGATTACAATTTGGTTGGGCGGATAACAACAGTAAATTTGTCTTGGGGGAACGTGAGATTACCAAAGATGGGGTTTTCCACAGCCCTCCCTCGAACATAACAACGAAACTGGCAAAACAGTTATGCCCTGCCGGGTCTTACGAAAAATGGAAGCAAGTGTTCGACTTGTATAATAACGAAGGGCTGGAGCCTCATGCTTTTGCTGCGTTGACGGCGTTCGGTGCCCCGCTTCTAAAAATGTTTGGGCAAAACGGAGCTGTTATAAACGTGATTTACCCAAGGTCAGGTACGGGCAAAACCACCATTTTGCATATGTGCAACAGCGTATATGGGCACCCGGAAAATCTCTGTGCTATGTGGGACGATACTCTGAACGCCAAAATAATGCGCCTTGGAATTATGAACAACCTTCCATTTACTATAGATGAAGTTACAAACATGACCCCGTTGGACTTTTCTACTTTGTTATACAGCATGTCACAAGGACGCGGCAAAGACAGGGTAAAGGCTTCAGCTAACGAACTAAGAGCCAATCTGACTTCGTGGCAAACCATATCGCTGTGTAGTTCCAATGCGTCATTCTATGAGAAATTGTCTTCCCTAAAGCACAGTGCGGATGGCGAGATGATGCGGTTAATTGAGTACAAGATTGACTACACTTCGGTAATAGACCCGGCTGTAGCCAAAGAGATGTTTGACCATCAGTTGTACAACAACTATGGGCACGCTGGGGAAATATACCTTATCCATTTGGTGAACAACTTTGAAGAGGTTTTGGAGGGCGCGTTGAGTGTACAAGCCAAAATAGACTCTGAGTTAAAGCTTACTTCTAGGGAAAGGTTTTGGTCGGCGGTGGTCGCTGCAAACATATCCGGAGGTTTAATCGCACGTCAGCTTGGCATCATAAACTGGGACATGAAGCGGATATATAAATGGGCAACCAAGGAAATAATAAGCCTACGACAAGACGTAAAAGCTCCGGTTAATGATACAGTATCGGTGGTAGGAGACTACATAAACAGGCATATTAATAACATTTTGGCTGTTGATGCTGATAACGATTTACGCACAAACATGCCCAAGCTACCCGTTATGGAGCCCAAGGGTGAGCTATTGATACGCTACGAACCCGACGTAAAGAAGCTGTATTTGGCGGTAAAAGCTTTTAAGAGAGACTGCGTAGAATCCCAGATAAACTACAAAGAGACGCTACGGCAGTTGGAGGAAAAGGGAATTTACCTTGGGGCTGTAACAAAGCGCATGTCAAAGGGTATGAAGATTGTGTCTCCGGGCGTACATGCTTTGGTGTTTGATGCGTCAAGCCCCGAGTTTTTTGATATGACTACGATTGTTGGAGAAACTGATAATGAAGATAGAGGGAGTCAGTTATAACGTAAACTGGAAAAATTTTAGTCGTGGCAGCTCTATTTTCATACCGTGTCTGGATTGCATAAAGGCACGTGCCAGCGTTATGAACGTGACTAAACGATTACGTATAAACATACTTACCAAAATAAAAATAGAGGACGGGGTAAAAGGTTTACGAATATGGAGAATCTGATAGACTAAGCACTGGGGAGTTACTCCTTTTCTCCCCCTTACCCCCTACCCGTAGTGCCTCCCTTTTACGGTAGGGGGGCTTTTTATTTATAGCTCCTCCATCATATCAAACAGGATGTCTTTTACTGCAGGATTGAAGTACACCCCATACATTAAACTTTCTTTTGAGCGTTCTCTGCTTTTTTTCGATTTACGCAAGTCCGAATTATCAATGCGGTATTGCGGGTACTGTTGATAAGTACGGTTAAACTTTACTATTTTTTCCATTGTTTCAACCATAGCATCATAGTCACCCGCTTGAGACGAATCTACGTAAGCCCGCATAAGCTTTTTCCTGCGGTTTAATAACTTAGCTTCTTGTTCTTTCTTTAAGCTAATAAAGTCTTGCTTATTGGATATGGAAGTAGGCGAAAACCCTGTAGCCTGCCTAAGTATGTCCCAAGCCCCTATGTTTTCTTCTATAGGGTCGCCGTCGCGTGTGGTTGCACCTTTTTCTGCAAACCGAAACGCTTTCATGAAGTTTCGCCAAAATCCGGGTACCACAGACTCTAAAGACCTCATCCAATCCCCGTCTTGTTTCCACTGGTCATACGAGCGTTCCAAGCCTATTGCGTAACCCCCCATAGGGCCAAAAGCTTGTGTCATGCCATACCTTACATACCCAAGGTCCGCTATGCTTACAGGGTCATCCCTAAATATCAAATCCTGAGCCACACCTACGCGGTTCGCTATTTCAACTCCAAGCATAGCGTTGACGGGCCCTTTCATCCCCAAATCGCCTATAAATTCCTGTAGCTCGTTTCTAAGGTCATAAGGTTCATCTTCATCACCAAACATGCCAGCAAGTAAGTCGCTGACCAAAGCCAGCATACCGAAGAAAGGAAGCCCTTTGACCCCAGCAAAAGTAAAGGCCATGCCGTATATACCGAGTGCTTGACGCAACGCTAGGCGCTTTGTTTCCGGGTCTGCGTTTGAGTTACGTAACGCAAGATAGATACTACGTGCAGTAAAATACGCACTATTCCAAAGGAAACTCTTAAAGGTAAACATAATTCTGCCTACGCCACCCATACCACCCTGCATAACAGTTGGTGCCGTTTCAGAAAATCCCGAGGTATTGATGTAAGAGACCATTTCCAAAGCATACTGAATGGCTTCCTCTTGTGACATTTTTTTACCATTTAAGTCACCTTTCAGGGCAAGCTCATAAGCGGCAATAGCTGTTGCGGCACGGTTTATTTTTTCCGTATAACCAAACATACTAGCCAGCATGTTTTGTGCTTTTTTCCATTTATTTTCCGGGTCAACAGCGGACTCTTCCCCACCTACCATAAGCTCACGAGCAAAAGTGTGTTCAAGCTGTCCGGAGTCCATCAGGTTTTCATAGAGCTCTTTATAGCGTGGGTCTTCCCCTAGGGTGTTATCATCCAAAAACTTCATATGTTTTGCGGCCAACTTGGTAGCTTTGGTCAATTCTTTGGCGGTGTCCCCCCAACCATACCGGGCCGCAAGAATAGGCTGCGAAAACATAGGTATAGTCGAAAAGTTTATTACTGCTGAAGAAATGTTGCCGGTTATAAACATGAAAAAGCTACCCATAGACATGGTATTAACCGCTGTACTAAACGTAGGATTATGGAAGAAATCACGTTTATCCTGAATTACAGAATTCAAATCCATTGCTTTTTCAAGTGACATCGGCGGATTGGCCATTGCTCCCATAGCACTTGTTTCTTGCCTAAGTTCGTTTAATGCGCCATCTATTTGGGGTATAAACTCCGTGTTGTTCAGCTTATTGGCAAAGCCCGAGGCAGTTTGAGCAAACCCTCGGACAATATCTATGTCCATCCCCGCACGGTCTTTTGACTTCATAAATCGTTTCATAACAGAAGACGCGGGAAGGCTCTCAAGATATAGCTGATATACCGCATTAAGTTGCGTTTCTGAAGCACCACGCTCCTTCATTTTGCTCATCAATTTGGTAACAAACGCTGTAGGTGGCGCATCCCCGGCAGAATAAGACACATCGGTGTTTTTATTCATACGCACAATACTTGCCGGGTCCACTCCTTCGGATGCCAAATATGCTATAAATTTATCGCGCTTTTTGGTGGTTTCAAATGCAACAACTACTTTTTCTTCCGAAACCGGGTCTTTGAAAGACACCATAAAATCACCGAACCGAAGGAAAGGAACGTAGGAAGCATTTTGTTCAAAACTTTTAAACCGGGCCTCAAGTTCTTTGAAAAGCTCAGGGTCTGTAGCCGCTACTTGAGATAGCATCAAGTTCTTATATTCGTTTCGTATGCTCTTGTAAGTATTTACTATTGACTTGTAAACACCCTGTACTTCCGAGGGCAAATTGCTATAAACCGTAGACAGCCTGTAGTATTCCGCACCTTGGGCAGCGTCAACGGGTTTAAAGTTGGGGTCAAGCAAATCTACATTGGCCAGCCTAGCATCTATCGCCATTTTATTCATGCGCTCAACGGCATTTTTAAACTTATTTTGCCGCGTGACTTTCTTTATGTCCTTAATAATGTCTTCAAGGGCATTTAATCTACGCATTAATTTGCCCCTACGGAGCAACAGCGTTTTTAGCAATTTCTTTATGGCGGGGAACAGCTTTCCGTACATATCTGCCAAATTTTCTAGGCGCAGTGTTCTATATAAAGTCCGCCGTCCTGTGCCCGCCAGTCCGTCAAGGTTTGCATCAAGTTTGTCTCTTACTTCTTCGTTTAACACAGGAGCTGACTTAACAGCATTATTTATCACTGTATTAAAGTTTTTACCGTTGCCAAGGAATAACACCTCAACAGGGTTTGCCTCTACATCTCTGGAAATGTCTATGGCATCAGTAACTATTTTTACACCCTTATCAAACGCACTGGTGCCTTTCTTAAATCCAAGCATTTCCGCAATCGTTTGCATTATGCGTTGGAAAATATTACCGCTCTTGGGGGCCTTAATCGTTTTGAGCAAGGCTTGGAAGTCCGGGTTACTTACTAACTCCGAAGCAAATTCCTGTATGTCTTTTCCACCATAGGTTTTACCCAGACGGTCTTTAATTTGGTCAAACAAAGAAACCAGTTCTTTTGTTGCTTTTATATCCGGATTCATTAAAACTTTTGAAATTGCCGCGTGAATCAACTCATGCGTAAAAGTCTGTGTATTGAGCCCGGTATTGGGGTCTAAGATAATGGTATCCGTGTAGTAGTTATAACCACCGCCAAACCCTTCTGGAACTTTCCCTATAACAACTTTAGTCTTTAACTTAAGATTTCTAATACGCCCCAATAGAAACATAGCTGTCGGGTTTTGTGTAGCTTTTTGGCTATATGCTATAAGCCCATCCAAATTACTGGTATTGACCATCTCAACAGCACGAGCATCAAAGTCCGTACCTTCAAGCGTAGGTCCAAACATAGGACGGTTAGAGGTCATTTCACGCTTAATGCCTTCAATTTCTGAAATGCCTTTAAGAGATTCTTTACCCGGTACTAATTCCTCGTATATACGCTTATTACCCATGTACTCCAGAACTTTTACGTCTCCGGTGTTATAAGCAACGCGAACTACCGCAGTATTTTGTGGGGTACGAGTAACAGTTAGGTTTTCCAAAGCTACATCTTTTCTAGCATATCCTCTTTTTAATTCCGCTATAGTGCCAGCGTTAACTCGCATTATGTCTTGCCTTATGCGGTCAGTAAGTTGTTTATCCGTAAGCTTGGTTTCGCTTGGCCTAGGATTACGTGGGTATTTACTTGGCGGTCGCTTCCCAGCGGGGGTAACAACTTCTTCCTCTTCAGAAATTTCAGTTTCCGATTCAGCTTTGGTTTCTGGTTCAGCTTTGGTTTCCGGTTCAGCTTTGGCTTTTGGTTCAGCTTTGGCTTTTGGTTCAGCTTTGGTTTCTGGTTCAGCTTTGGCTTTTGGTTCAGCTTTGGTTTCCGGTTCAGCTTTGGCTTTTGGTTCAGCTTTGGTTTCTGGTTTACTTGTAGGAATAGGCAACAACCCTTTTAAGGCGTTAGCTTTTTCAACATTTGCAGGTTTTGTGCTTTTTTCGTTTTGCGTAATAAATGCTTCGGCCCGTTTAATAATTTCGGGGTTGTTTATATTGGCTTTATCAGGATTATTTTTTACGTATTTGTAAAGAGCCCCAGACTTAGGAAATCCTATGTTGTCCAAAGTTTGTAATGTAAGTAATGGGATACTTTCCGTAGTAACTTCTTCAGCAGTAGCAGGGGTTACAGTTTTTTGCGTAGGAGTAGGAGCAAATAAATCCATTTGCGTTTCTGGTACACCTTCTTGCTTCTGCAACATCCTGTTTATATCTAAAGCGCGTTTTACGCTAGACTCATTATTTTTAGCCTTAACTATTTCGTTAGTAGCATAGGAACGTAGAGTTTCCTGTACTTCAGGAGAGTTTAAGTCTTTACCAATTATACTTGCCTTACCTCTACGTAACGCAGCAGTTTTTGGTATTTTTAACTCATCCAAGAATTCTTCTGTTATAAGTTTAGACGCGACGGGTTCTTCGACAGGTGCCGCAGTAGGTTTGGTTATTTGCTTTCTACCCAACCCCGGAAATGATAACTGCCCGGGTTTCTGTTCCTGCTTCGTCCTCGTAGCCGCAGCTTCCATAAGTTGATTTTGCGCGGCATCATGGGTTGTAGGTATTTGATCCAAAGGAGGCTTGGTAGCAGTAAGTGCACCAATAGCCCTGTTCAACAAGTTCTGTTCTGATTCAGTTATCGTGGTGTCTTTAAACCCTGCACGTTTTAAAACTGCAGAAAAAGCTTCCGGCAGTGCTTCTGCGTAAGAAGGGTCTGCGTTTTCTATAAGCGGTATAAGTATACTTCTACGTTTGTTTTCCGTAGCAAGTTGACGCGCTGCGTCACGTTTGAGGTCTACTGTCTCAAGCTCAGATTCTGCTTTAAGTGTTTCTATTTCCTGAGCACGCTGCAAACGTTCAGCTTCATCTTCCGCCAGCATCTTTTCTATTTCGCTGGTTTCAGCGGCGTCTTTTTTAGCAACTTCTTGTTGCAACTTTACTCTTTCTGCTTCGGCTGTTCTCTGTTCATCTTCAGCCAGCATACGCTTGATTTCTTCAGTCTCAGCAGCTTCTTTTTGCGCTGCTTCCTGTTGTATCCTTATTTTCTCATCCGCTGCTATTTTAAACTCCGGACGCTCAAGGTACGCGGCTATGTTGTCCGCAACACCTTCTTTTTTGGTTACCTCGGCATAGCTGGACAACGCAGTTTTTACAAATTCCGCGTCTTCTGGTTTGGATAAGTCCTTACCATGCAATAACTTGTTTCTATAGAACGTAACCCCTTTGGGTATACCCAGACTGTCCAGCACCCTATCGTCAATAATAGTTGGCAAAGGACCACCACGCAGGGCTTCGGGCGTAGGAGCCATGTCTTCACCAAACATACCTATCTGTTCAATAGGCTGACGCCGTGCTTTTGGACCTTTACCTGCTTCGGCCTGTTTTATAGATTTGCCAAGTTCAGTTTTACGTTCTTTCAAAGACTTAACTACGTCTTTCTGCGCCTGCAGGTTATCCATGAACGACTTCTTAATTTTGTTTTTCTCAGCTAAGTCAGTAATACCCTCACGCTGAAAATATCGATTAAGCGCCGCTGTGTCCGTAACGTCAACCGGATTGGCTATGCCTTGTTGTTGAAAATAGGTTTGTAGATTTTGTTCAGTAGGTTCCGTTGGTATAAGTGAAGTATACGGCCCTGTCTCAAACCCCGGTAAGCTAGGCTGAACCTGCTCGGTTGTAGGGATTGCTGCTATCTCCGCCTCGGTTGCTTCACGTTTAGCTACTTGGCGTTGTGTTTCTGCCAAATCCTGCTCTTCACTTAATTTTTGAAGGGCTTTATCTTTGTTTGCCACGGTACGCAAGGCGCTACCAACACCCCCCATAGGTGCACCTAACAACGCAGCGCCAATAATGGATTGAGTGTATTCTTCCCGTGCCTCTTCACCAGTAAGGGGCAACCCTGCCTGCCAGCGTTCCAAGAACTGTTGGGCTACTTCTTGCGGAACTTCTATGGATACACCCTTTGCTGCGCCTTTGAAGATACCTTCTTTGGTAATGGTGTATTTACCAGTACTTATTGCCTCTTCCAGTGCTTTGCCTGTTTCTTTAATGGCAGCATCATCTGCTTCACCCAGCAGGTTTTTAAGAAATGGGAATTTTGTAAATACAGGCTTTAATAACCGCATACCTGCATAATCCAGCGCGGTTTGCCCAACTGCTGCGGCAGTAGCTTTGCCCAAAGAAATCTCACGAGGAGCCCGACCTTCTGCTACATCACGTTCTTGTGCTTCCGCTTGCCTCTTAAGGTTTTCTATTTCATATTGGGAAAAAAGAGTTGTTGCACCAGCCGCAACACCTGTAACCGGGGTGGCAAAAAAAGTGCCCGCAGTTGCAGCAGCTACTGGAGCAGCTAGAAAACCTAAACTGCCACCCGCCAATTGCTTTAAGGCATTCCAGTTACCGATAAGCCCTTTGTCACCGCCAAAGCCCCCGGTGTATTCATACTTGGATTCCGCTGCTTCAAGAAAGGCTTGACGGTTTTCTTCAGTGGGATTAGCAGCCCACGCCGCCGCTTCATCCGCTAACCCTACAGTAGACGCAGCATCAAACAAACTACCCCAAAACCCCGCTTGTTCTTTTTCAGGTTCGGGAGTGGTGAAGAATGGGGTTGTTGATAATCCACCATATTGTTTAGCTATAGCTCCGTAGTCAACATTACTTGTAGGCGTAATAGAATCGGAAGAAATACTGCCATATTTCTTAGCTATAGCTGCGTAATCTACCGCCATTATTTAACACCTATGGCTTTTTTAAATTGGTCAGCCGCTTCCTGTGTCGGGAAAGGATGGGTGGTACCGTCGGGGGCCGTAACTGAAATCACCGTTGTACCATACCCACCAAGCGCCTTAAGTTCGTTCATAAGTTCTGTGTATTTGGGGTCTCCCGGCGAAAGATTGAGTAACATGGTTTTTAGAACTTGCAACCTTCTATCCAACTGTGCGTCCCCACTTGCTTTCACAGCGGCTTCCGCCCTTAACATAAGATTCTCCAACTGAATCTCTCTGTTGGCCTCAATTTCTTGCTTCTTAACCGACAACTCTTGTTGTTTATACAAATCTTCGGCGGCATCTCTTTCCAAATTAAGCGCGGTCTGAATTTGAAGAATCGCCATCTCACGGGCTTCTTTCTTTCCCGCCGTTTCTTCGTCGCGTTGTTCTTTACTTATTCCCGCAATAAACGGTGCAGTCGCACCAGCGGCTTGAGTCAAACCTTCCAAAAACGAACCCTTGGAACCGGCCAGATCTGCACCAAACTTCATAAACGCCTCGAACCCCCGCTGTTTCTTCCTCGCAGCAAGTTCTTCGGGTGACATAGAAGCGGACGGTACCCCAGCAAATAATTCTTTAGCCCTAGCCATATAGTCTACGGGGGGTTCTTCTTTAGCGGGTTGAACCTGTGGTGCCGGTGCGGTTGTTGGCGGAATCGCGGGTAACCCAGTGGCGGGTGTGGGTGCCGGGGCTACAGGTTTTGCATTTGTTGGTGCGTTGGGGTCATATTCGTTAAAACCTTCTGGAGCAAATTCTGGGCGTAATCCTAAGCGATCTGTTAAATCAGCTAAATAACCGTAAATGTTTTTTCCTCCTTCCACCAATGTTTTTCCACCTCTTACAGGGTCAACAGAAATTCCGTACCCTATATCACGGGGTTTAGTTACAATTTCGGAAGCTATAGTAGGCGCTGCAAGAAGAACATTCTCCCTTTCCCGGTTAGGAAAAGCGTAACGATTAGCAAAATCGCTTTGGGAAAGAGGGGAAGTCTCTACCCTCCTTCTACTAATTTCTTTTTGCAAAGCATCTGCTAAAGAGATGTTTCTATCCGCCAACGCTTTGCGGTGCATAGCGCGTAGTTCATCTAGTGTATAGGTGGCTTTCACTTCCCCCGCGCTCTGGTACCCCACGATCCCACCTTCCGCAGCGGTAAACGCATTGTCAGGAAGAGGGGCGGAGGCTAAACCAGCGGAAGGCATCTGAGGTTGTGTATTGAGTAGCTTCTGAGCAACAGTAGAATCCGGCGGTTGGGGGGCACGCATTTGTTCTGCTACCATACTTGCCGCCATTGCTTTTACCATAGGGTCTACCCCGGGCAACGCATTTATTTGCTGGACGTTACCTCGTGTACTCACTACAAGGTCACGAGCTTGTTTGCCCAACCCTTCCACGCTGGGAGCCGCGACATCTTGAGGAGCAATCGCACCTAGCCCCATCTGTTGTTCCGCCCCACCACCTTCAGCAAGTGCAACCAGACCGCCGTTGTTGTATGCCTTTATCTCGCCACCTTTAGCGGAATTGAAAGTTTTGTACGCACCATACCCAGCAAGCCCCAAACCAGCCAACTGACTCGCAAGTGACGCAGGTTGTGAATACGTAGAAGTAACCGTGGAAGGCCCCGGAGAGGGAACCCCGCCAAGCAAACTTGCGTACTGCTGAAGCTGTTGCATTGGGTACTGCTGTTGACGCAAGAAATCTTGATACGCCATATCAAGCTGCTGTTGACGCAGTGCCTGCTGTTCCGCACCTGCTCCACTAATAGCACCATACCGCTGAAGCTCCGCTTGCTGCGCTGCGGTACCAAGCCCACCAAGGGTCTGTGCCGCATCTAACCCCATACCCGCGCCAGTTAGCCCTAACCTACGAGCTTCCAGTTCCGCTTGCTGATTAGCCAGCCCAGCTTGCATACCTTGTTGCGCACCTAGTTCTTGTACACCAAGCAGCGCGGCGAGATTCTGCTGTCCTATCGTTAAACCCGCCTGCTGATTGGCAAGTGCCGCCCGGAGAGCCTGTTCCTGATTCATCCCCTGAGCTTGTAACTTAGCCGCTTGATTTTGTACATTGGCCTGTTGTTGAGTATTTAAATTAGCGAGCGCGGATTCCAGCCCAGTACGTGTACCAAGCTCTTGCACACCTAAACGCGCAGCAAGATTTTGTTGCTCCGCCTGTTGTCTTGCCTGCTGATTAGAAAGAGCCGCCTGAAGCTGGCTTTGAATATTTGTCTGTTGCGCCTGCAATCCACGCCCTTGTTCCGCTTCAAATTGACGTTGCGCAGCCTCATACGCCGCCTGAGAACCTGTGGCTTGAATATCCCCTAACTTTTGACTCAGCGCACTTTCACGTTCTCCTTGCAATAGCGCCTGTCTAGCACCACCGTAAGTTCCTTGTCGCGCCGCAGCAAGATTTTGTCCTAACTGTGCTTTTTGTGCGTCATATATGGCTTCCTGTTTCTGTACATCCACCACATTTTGCATATAAGGGGACATATATTGTGATGCAACACCGGGTTGCACAAACGACCCAGTACTAGCGCGTTCCGCAGCAACACGCTCAGGGCCTTCCATTTGGAAGGTTTGTAAATTAGGAGCAAACCCTGTCTGCGCAGCGGTCATCTGAGGTGCGCGAACCATACGGGAACTTACTTCCCGAGCAGGCCCCATTGTGTATTGAGAAAGCTGTGGAGCCTGTACGTTAGGAGCTGGTTGATACGCACCCAATCCCGCCAATCCTGCTTGGGTAGCAAACTGTGTGGCCGTGTTAAATTGTCCTGCAGGTTGAAGTCCTAAAATACCCTGTTGCGCCGCTATCTGCCCGGGGGTAAAGCCAGCTATGCGTTGATCTTGGTACGGAGTATATGGTTGGTACGATAACTCTTGCCCACGCGCCAGCACATCACTTATGTAGGGCTGCATATATGAAGGCAACTGAGGGGTTGATACAGTGCTACCTGTAGGCATCGTGTTACTTTGTTTGCTGCTGCTTCCCATTTCTTTCTCCTATACCCGAATCGGCTGCGGGTATTTCATATGCGTAGCCGACTAATTTATAGCCATAATTCTCAAAAATCCTAGACCAGCCGGGGCGTCCAACAGATTCTAACCCATCACAGGTGTTATCAAACGCCCAACGCTTCAGGATTTCAAGCATCGGTTCTTTCCAGTTGTGCCCGTCAACGCCGCCTATGAAAGCCAGATTGACGAACTTTTTCCTTGGATAAAAAGTGAAATTGGTAACAACAGCACCTTTCACACCCTCATCATCAAATGCCACCCATAACGTATGATTATCCTCTTTCACGGAGATGTAAATATCCTCCAGCGTGAATCTCCCATACGTATATTCTACTGCTTTTTCCAAGTGCTCTTTTACTTTACCCCAGCACTGGTCTACATACTCAGTGGGTACGATAGAGACTTCCATCAGGCAGGCATCAAACCACGAGCTAATCCCGTGTCTTCGCCTCTATCCGCCGTCTTACGTGCCTCATGCGCCTGCTTCATTAAATCGTACAGCCGCTGAGAGCCAATCTGTTGTACTTTCTCATACGGGAATATCACTTCATCCCGGGCAACTCTAGCTTCCTGTACCCCGCCTATATTGGCGCGAACAGAGTCACTAACCCCGTCTCCCGCGCCTTCTACGGGAATCCCACCCATACGGGACAAAATCTCTTTACCAGCATTACTGCTACCGTTACCTATTTCAGATACCGTGCGGGCGTCCAGCACGAAGTCACCATCTTTCATACTTATTTCACCACCCTGCGCTGCAGCATATCGAGGAAGTATTGGGCGAAAATACTGGAACTCCGAAGTATCTTCCATAGGGGCATTTTGTCCCCTAAATACAACATCTCGTTGGTACTGCGGCTGGTACGCAGCAATATACTCTGCCGTGCGGTCAGTGGGCAGACCGGGTAAATTTTGTGCTTTTGGTTGGTTGAACGCGCCTAGACCGCCCATGATTCCTAACCCTGCTGCCGCAGCACCAAGTTTTCCCCCAGTCTGATTAATAAATTCAGAACCAAAATGACGAAGCCCTCCTTCTGCGGTAAGGTCTTTTAATCCTTGTCCCATAGCCGAAAAGCCTGTTTGTGCATTTACCGGCCCCGCCGCCCCAACTGAAGCTGCGCGAGCACCGGTAGAAGCTAACGTACTTCCTAAACTAGCCCCACCATAAGCCCCCAATCCAGCTTTCAATCCAGAACCAAGCGCGTCACCAAAACTTTTACCTTTCGCCATACCAAGTGCGGTAGACCCGCCACCCACTACCAAAGCCGCGCCCATAGGCCCCATTACTGTACTCAAAGCCGCCCCAGCAATCATAGGCAGCAAGCTCTTTAAGAACCCTGCTTCGGGCAAGCCTGTTTCCGGGTTAATCGTCAGAGACCCACCATGCGCCAAAGCAATAGCCTGCAACCCCTTAACCTCGCCCGGGGTCATATGTACAAGAATGGTGTCTTCGTCTCGTCCTTTTGACTGAACCAATTTTGCGGCATTTATCGTGTTCATGGCTTGATTATCCTAAATTAAATATATTTTGTACATATAAACTAAGGGGCAGCCGACACAAAAGTTATAGCCCCTATGGCAGACGGAATATCTGGACGGTCATAGGGATTTGGCGGATCAGTCCACGCATCATCTTGGAACATATAAATACCATCAACAGGGCCAACCGGATTATACGCTTGGTCAGTCGCCCAATATAACTGTAATTCATCCCCGGCAGCTAACTCAAACCCAACTGTAGAATACCCGCAAACATAAGCATAGTCGGTTACAGACTTTCTAGCAGGTATAAAAAATTGGGTGGCAGACCTAGCAACATCTACGCCGTTTACTTGTAGCCATACAGTCGCATAATATGCATCGTTAGCCGTGTTTATAAATTGTAGACTATAATCAATTTTGTAAAAACCCGCATAAGTAGCTGTAGCCGAACCCGGTGAGTTTAAGGTAAATCCATCCGCAGACTCCAATGTATTCCACTTAATGGCAGTTGGGGTGTCATTTCCTGTGGCGTACTGATCTGTACTATCTGACACGGATATATGCGGCAAAACAAGCTGGTCGCCCCTACCCTTAAAATACTCAGCTTGTAACGGGGTTTGCGAGTCTAAACGTCCGAAATACAACTCCAGCACCTGTATAAGTTGCCGCATGTAAACAGAATCATACGTCTGCGGCGGGATAGGTAAAGGACTAGACCTGAATTTTTCCATCGCCATAGTGTTACCTCTGCCCGTCTTCTCTGCCGTCTAAACGTAAAGTACCTAAAGACCAAGCTACACCAACATCTTCAGAACTTACTTTAAGCGCCATCTGCCTAGCACGAGCGCGAATGAATACTTGTTGTGTAAAAGAGTCAACACTGGTCTCTATGACATTCGCGGTATCGTCGTTTGTTGTGTTAAACGCAGAACCGGGGAAGTTTCGGGTGCGTATGGTAAGGGCTACTTCCGGGTTTTCTACTGTAGATGAGTCAAACGAAATATCAGGCAATATACGTTTCGTGAGGATAAATTTATCCCCGTCCGCGAGGTCAAAGTCATTGGACTGTATATAAGATTCCATAGCCTCACCGTTTGCGTCTGTTCCGTATTCTTGGTTATAGAACGTACCTATTTGTGTGTCATAGTCTGTGTCTATAGCCTGCGGGTAATGCCGCAAAGGAGAGTCAATCCATGCCGTGCGGTTAATTGAGCCAAAATACCATATGTTTTCGCCGTAATTATAAATCACATAGCGGTCTACCGTTGCGCTTGTAGCACTGGGGTAGAACCACCAAACCTCGTTAAAGGCTTCGTTTGTGCCAGCTATTATCTGGTCTGCCTGTGTAGTATTCATGTTGCCAAATACGTACTTCCTGACTGTACACGGCAGGGTATCCACACGACCAGAATAGACATAGAACTTATCTATACCCATCCAATAAGTAATGTTGTTAGCGGTTACTACACCGCGAGGTGACATAATAGAGATGTTGTCAGCGTATTCCTGTAACGCAAATACATCAGTAGTACCCAAAAACTGCAAGGAACTTAAACTGGCATCTGTCCAAACAAGTATCTCCTGTCTGGTTGGCATTGCGCGAACAATTCTGGAACCTCGTGAAACCCTCAAAAACCCTGCTGAGTTCGTTACCAACGGTTCCCACTGCCCCGGGTTATCTTGGTCTGCCCAGCGAATTAACAAGGGGTCGAAATCAGCACTCGAAGTAGAACCATACGGCACTGCACCAAACGCCAGAAGGTGTTTGTCGTTCTGCGACAACAAAAGCTGCCCTACAACAATAGGCACATCATTCGCGTCATACCCGGAAGTAGTGGCATAAGATTGAAGAGTGACAGCGCGGGTAGCCAGTGCCGTTGAGGGGTCATCCGTTGTACCACGTTCCCAATAATAAGGCGCACCGTTGCGTATATTCATAGCCAGATCGTTATCAAAATTGGCAAACCACCAATCCCGTTGCGCTATGAATACACCGGATGTAGCGCCTGAACCTTCGCCCCAACCCAAGCGCCCCCAACCACCAGTACCCCACCCATAGCCAAAATACCCATTAGCCGCGCCTATACTAATTTCATATGCGCCTACGACCGCCGCCCCACCATTACCCGTGTCGCTGGCATTTGCTGTAACAGTAACCCCACTCGTGTTTTTAGCTGTTATGGTGTATGAATTTACCCCGATTACGGTAGCAATTTCGTAGTTTTGGTTTAAAACCGCCGCCGTTATATTACCCCCCAAAGACACTGCTCCTGAGTAAGTAACAAAATCTCCCGCAATAGCTCCGTGCGCGTTATCTGTAACAGTCAACGTGGAAGACCCGTTAGAAGCAGCGAATGTCACATCCCCCGCAGCCGTAGTATCACGTAACGGAGTTATGTCGTATAACGAACCACCACCCTCGATATACACTTTTTTGTTTGTACCTAAAGCACAGAAATTGTCATCGAACGTAGTTATCCAGCCCCACATCTGACGGCAAGTACCCAGTATCTGAGCCGTTGTATAAGAAGCCCAACCGCCTATTTTTTGAGGAAACCCGCTGAAAAAACGTACTTTTTCAGTTTCCCACCAACCACCTTCACCAGTGTAGTTAGTCTGGTCTCTATTAACGCCGGGGCGAAACTGTAACTTTATAAGGGCCATACTTAGCTCAACTCAAAATGAGGTGCATCAATAAAAGGGCGTCGGGCTTCGCTCCTACAAGTATCTACGTAGTAGTTCATAGCATGTTCCATGTTGCCTTGCCACATTCGTATATCGGGTACATTCCACGCGCCACCCCACCGAATAGAAACATTAAAATCTATAGCCACTTGCCGTATT